TTTTATTTTTATTTTTATTTTTATTTTTATTTTTATTTCATTGTATGTATTACTGTCCTTACCTTACACCTTAGAGTTGACCGTTGACAAACATTGACATGATGGTTGGGGTTGACGTATCAAACCCAGCCAGGTTCAGCGTATTTTTGTCTTTCGGGTCTGCAATGGTCAAACAATTGCTCGCCATTCCAACCACAATGAGCTTGGCATCAATTCCCATCGCCTTTCGGTACTGTTCAAGCGCAACCTGAGGATGAACCGTTGGCGCATATGTTTCGGAGTCAGTGTACACGATGAACGCATCGATTGGAATGCGGTGCTCGGTAGCGTGTTTCATCGGCAGGGCACAATCCGTTCCTCCAAATGCGTCATCCGTTCCGCGAATTGCATCGTTAAGGGTGAGTCCGGGTTTCGTGAATGCGTGTTTGACATTTTTGAACGTCGTTGTAAACGAATAAATGTGGGTATTGTCTCCAATTCGTCCATGTTCATCGCGCTCGGCAAGAACCGTTGCCATAGCCATTGCAACCGACCCTTCGCGGCATGTTACCGTACTTGACCCTGCGCAAAACGCCATCGTCATGCTTCCAGAGACGTCCAATGCAACCATCACGCGCTTTCCAGTGCGAGGAACGTTTCCAAACGACATCACAAATGCATTTGAAAGAGCGGTTACGATGCAGCTGTCTACTGGCCAGGTCATGGACCCTAACTCTCCTGCACCCTTTGAGTAAACTTTCATGGCGACGAGTATCGCAAATGGGTGCAGTTTAGACTCGCGAATTTGGTTTTCATTCCCGAGCATTGCAACAATTTCTTGTCGACGACTTGCAGCAACGCCAAGGTTGGAAAGCTTGCCCAGGTTTCGAATGAGCGCAGTCATGCCCATGTCTTTCAGCAGGTGGGTCCATATCGCAGGACTGGACATGAGTTGCGTTGGTAAATGTTCGCGTTGAATACGGCGCACAGTGGTCATAGTTGCAAGCGCTGCCTCTGGAGTGATTTTTTCATTTGAAAGTTGAACCAACGCCTTGAGAAACCTAGCGACAGAAACAACCGGTGATTCTTGAACATTCTCTTCAACCGTTTCTGATGTCGCTGCCCCGGTCGGTGCAGGAACTTCCCGCGCAAAAATGGTAAATTTTGTAAAGTCAAAGTCAACTTGTGCACGCGAGTATTTTTTCGTGAGACTTTCAACTGTTTCAAACTCCGGAATGACAAAGGGGTCCAAACGAAACTCGGGGATGTCGGTTGCTGGCAAACGAAGCTCCAAGTGTGTTCCGGCTCCGATGCTTGTCAAAGTTTGACACAACTTGGAAAATGGCTCATCGGTTGCGAGCGGTAGTGTCAATGTTTCGCCAGCCAACTCGCCTGTCATCATTTGAATTTTGAGCTTTACTACAAGTGCCGCTTGCCTTTGTTCTTGAGGTGAAGTTTCAATCCCTTGTAAGCGCCTGAGAAATTCACTGCGCGCATGGGAGGCTGGTACGGTTTGTCCTGTTTTGGTAGTTCGTTCGGGCTTGTCCTCTTTCATGAACCATTCTAACACCATTCGGGCTCCATCATCGCGCATCGCACTCGGGTTGATGTGCAACAATGAAATAATGTCCTTATGTGTCCATCCTTCTCGATTCTTGTATTTGGTAAGTAGAACTGCAAGCTCCGGTCCAGTTCGACTGGTGTAAAGCTTTGTGAATGCCGCTCGAACACCTGCGCCCATACCCTTTCCAGGTTTTTTCTTATCTTGTGACAGGTCGCGAATGTACCCGAGAAGCATGAACCAATGGGTTGGAATACGGCAAACGTCTTGAATTGCCGCCAGCGCAGAACGTTTACATTCAGTATCTTTCGAAAACACAATAACTGCAGCAAGCGACAGCATGGTCATTTCTTGTTTGGCAGCGCGGCCATTTACGGAAACGTCCACAATGTCCGAAATAAGCCGTTTGCATGTGGCTGGGGTTTCTACTGCCGCGAGAATGCATCTGGAAACACACGTTGATATTTGACCACCCGTCTGGTAAAAGTTACCATTTTCAGACTTGCTTCCAATAATGAGGTACCGCATCCATTCTTGTTCAAGCGGAAGCGGAAACGAAAATCCACCTGCGTTGTTTGCCACTTGTTCGGGAAGACCAACCGTTTGCGGGATTCTTGCACGGGCTTCAAGCGTTGGATTCTTTTGAGCAGACATTGCCTTTACAACCGTCGATGTTGACTTTGAAGACGTTGATTTTTTTCCTGGCATTGTGTATCCTATATGTCGTCGTCGTTATTATTTACTCTATTGTTGCAGTGTTGCAGCGTCTTTATATCAATTTTTTTCAACGAATGTATATACCGATTTAAAAATAAAAAATAGAACTTAAACTCTTTGTATGCATGTACAATAAATAACGCATCGGTTTCAACAATGACCTCTGGTAATCGAAAAGGTGACAACGAGAACGAGAATGATGCGGTTGTAAACGAAATTGTAACAAATGTTACAAACTATTTAAAAAATAAAAGTATTCCATATATTACTGTAGATGGAGAAAACGCAGGACGTGTAAATATAAATATGAAAAATATGAAAAAAGGCGATGTCGATGTTGACAGTGATACCAACGGTATAATACAAATGGAAACCATTCATGTGAACGCACCAGTGAAATGCATTGCCGATTTGTTACGCATTTGCGAAACATACACACTGGCAGAAAATGTCCGGTACAATATTGACATGAAAGCGCTGCACAAAATATACCCACATTTACGCGATTTGAATAACATGATTGGTATGAATGCAATCAAACAAACCATCATTGACCAAATAATGTACTTTGTTCAGCGACTGCATTTAACCCCCGCCGTAGAGAATACGGTATCTCCAGCTCTTCCTCCCGTTCACATTACAAATTTCAAAGCAAAACATAAACATATACATAAACATAAATCTTCGGAACAGGTGCCAATGCCGTCAACACCAGAGACGACGACCGCCAGTAAACCACTGTTTACCTTTGGCAGCAGCACTCAACCCAATGCTAATTCTAATTCTACGAACCGGCATGGCTCAAATGAAGAACCGTTTTCTGCGTTGTTTTCATTTTTTGTTTCAGACACGGTAAAAGAAAAATCAGATGAAAAAACAACCAACAACGAAACTAAAAAGGCGGCGGCGTCATCGTCTTCCAATGTTTTCAAATTCCCGGCAAATGCAATTTTTGCACCGGCCTTCTTGGGCCCTCAACCTGGCCTTTTTTCAGCAGCATCAACTTCTCTGTCGTCTTCAAAGAAGGACGTGTCGGAAGCAGGGGACTACATGCACACCGTGCTATACGGACCGCCCGGCACGGGTAAAACGGAAGTTGCAAAAATTCTCGGCAACATTTTTTGTAATTTGGGGATTCTGAAATCAAACACGTTTAAAAAGGTAACTCGGTCTGATTTGGTTGCAGGCTACTTGGGTCAAACCGCAATTAAAACGCGCGAAGTCATTGATGCTGCGATTGGCGGCGTACTCTTTATTGATGAAGCATATGCATTAGGTAACACCGAAAAACGCGACAGCTTTTCAAAGGAGTGTATTGACACATTGTGCGAAGCCTTGAGTGACCACAAACATGAGCTCATGGTGATTATTGCAGGCTACGAAAAGGAGCTGACCGATTGTTTTTTCAGTTACAATGAAGGGTTGTCGTCTCGATTCACGTGGAGATACAAAATTGAAAATTATGACGCGGTTGAGTTACGCAAAATATTTGAAAAAATAATGAAGGATAATCATTGGACATTTGATAGTAATGAGCGAGACGCAGTAAAGGATGAGTGGTTCAAATCGCGGGTTCAGTATTTCAAATACTTTGGCAGAGACATTGAAGTTTTTTTTACAAAAACCAAAATCGCACACAGTCGTCGCGTATTTTATTTATCGGAATCCCATCGTCGAAAACTAACCATGAAAGATTTAGATGCGGGATTTGAACTATTTACAGCCGCAGATGATGTCAAGTCCCGTGGACAGCTGTTGTCGGGGCCAGCGGTAACCATGTATTTATAAGGTTTCTTTTTTTTTGTTTTATTCATTACTCAAAAAAAAGAAACAAATAAAAAATAATAAGGTAACGCCAAATAAAAATAAAATACAAGGTAAAGTAATAGACAATAGAGTCGTGCGAAAAAAATAAAATAGAATGACTCAGCCCACTGTACCAATGATTGCGTCGTATGCAGACATATACCAAGAACGACCGTACTACACGGACAAATACAGTGACAGAAAATATGACCGGCTCGTTACATTGAAACGGGAACGCCGACAACTTGAAATGATGATTCGCGACTATTATAAACGGTATAAGGCGTACGCCGAGTACATGAAGTCTCGAAACGGTGACTGGAACGATTACCAAGGCCGAAACGATATGGCTGGGCTTGGACTAGCACCAGGTGACAGCAGCGAGTCGGCAGGATGGTACTATATCGGTGAATCTGACACGGTTGAAGAATGCAAACGTGCGGCTTTGAGAGATGATAAAATGTATACTCGAATTGTGCATTACACGCCTGAAAATGGTTACGAAGGAGCGTGGAAGTATTCGTGTTATGGCAGCGTTCCCGGCGCAAAAACCAGCGCGAATTCGCGGTTCAACTCGATTGGCGTTACTACTGCAGATAGAACGTACTGGGTGGATGAACCGGTTTTAAATGCGGACGCTGCAACCGTGCTTCCGCCACCTGGCACAACGACCACTTCCAACTATTCGGGATGGACGTACCTTGGTAAATATCCCAACGCTGTAACTGAAGGAGAAAACAATGCCAACGGGTTGTACGCATGCAAAGAAATGGCAAAAAAATCTGACGCGGCGGTACGTGTTCGGACGGGCAGAAACCCTGCAGATATTGTTACTATGACCGCTGCCGCTCCTGGAGCTGCAACTACGGATTTCAATACCATTTTATATTTAGATGGAACGTATTCTGGGAATGATGCGTTGAAAGGCGCATGCTATGCACGAGGTGGACCGCCGCTTAGTACAAATACTATCTTTTTGTATAGGGTAAAACCGACTGCTACCGTCGTGTCTACAACAACCACTGACATTTCATCCGGGTCACTTGTTTACAATAACGCAATGCAGTCGGATGCCAGCATTTTGTATTTGTCAAAGAAGGACCTCCAAATCAAAAACACGCCAGATGTAAGTACACTGTTACCTGGTGGACAAATCACCATTCAAAACCCCGATAATACAGCAAAATATCAAATTTGGAGAATAAATGCGGCAGCATCTACCACAAATACTGTGAACTATGTTACGATTCCAGTTACAAAAGTGCACGACTCCGATTACAAGTACTGGACCGCACCAGAAAATAGTAATGTCGTGGTTACGCTTGGTAGCAACGTTACGGGAGCTACCACGTCGTACCAGTCGCGTTGTGTAGATACTGTAGATGGAGACACGGGCGAATTTGAAACGAGTGGAAACTCGGGCCCGCCACTTTTGAAAAGTCAAATGGTAAAAGACTTGCGGGAACGCTATGAAGCAATCATGGATTTAAAGTCAAGAGTTGACATGCGGTTTGAACCGATACCCAGTATCAGCAACTCTCTGTCTGATACACTTGACGATGCCGTTTTCCAAATGCAAACCGTTTGGGAACCCAAGGTGCACGCGCTTGCAAACAAAGTAAAATATTTGGAGGTGAACAATGCCATGATGGACAACGCCGATTCACACATTCAAATGAACACAAACCGTTACATTTTCGTGTTTTACACGATTTATGCTGCATTGTTCATATGCGGATTGATATACTTATTGAAAGCAGATGACGACGCGCCAGCGGTTAAATATGTGCAAATCGCACTAGTAGGGTCTTTCATTCTTTGGTTAGCGTATCATGTTACGCAATACAATAAGTAAAAATAAGTCATAAATAACAAATATGTGTTATAATTATATACATAATTATATACAATATACAATATGAATAATATAAATAATATAAATGCTATCATAGCCGATAGTATTCATTACTTGCACATCCTACTGGTGTTATACATTTTGTTCGGTTGGATTATAACTCCTATTAAAAAAATACATTATTATATACTGTTTGGTATGTTTGTTATTTTAGACTGGAATGACCTCGACGGCGAATGTACTTTAACCAGGCTTGAAAACCATTTTAGAGAAAAAATAAAAAATACGAATACAAATCTAACTACAAACACAGAAACAGGTCAACCTGAGTTTTTTAGACCGTTGATAAATAAAGTATTTAACACCCAACTTACTACAGATGAAGCAAATCGAATCAACTACTTTGCGTTTACATTTGTAATGACACTGGCATTTTTTAGAATGATACGTTATTACAATATCAATATCTTATAAACGATTCCGTTTTATTATTTCATTTCATTTTCTTTCATTTAAAGCTGTATACGTGGCGTGTGTCGTTGACCGTGGCCGTATTTTTTTACGGCGGTCTTAGCCATTCGGTACGCCTTGCTGGTGGCGTGGTTACATCCCTTATCCAAAATCGAAAAGTCCACCGCTGCACTTTTACCTCCAGTAATTGCACTTGCTAAACGCGCTCGCCCCCACGAATGCGCGGTTTGATTCGGACGGCTGCCAGATGAAAAGTAAGCACCTTGGCCCTTTCTCTCGATTTTTGCGAGTGCGTTTATACTACACCCCGTTTTTTTTGCCAGAATATGCGACGGTACTACTTTATCTATCTTGTAAATGCGTTCAGCGCGAATAATGTGGTCAGATTTTTTGGATGGAAACGAAGAAACCTTGCGACGCGTATGGTAAACGCCTTTTCGGTACAGGCGTCGGGATAAAGCAAGCTCGCGTCGTACCGTTTTTGTGTCTCGTGTCGACAACATGGACGGAATGTACCGTCGTGGAACAAGTTTTTGTAAAACACGCATTGTTGGTATGATTTTGGTTTATTTACCTATGTATTATGTATGTTATTTTTATTTTATTTTAACCATGTAGGACCTATCAAACCAAACCGATTAAAAAAAATATTATAAATTGATTTAAATTTATCATGTTTTCAATATAGAAAAAATAGAAGAAACAGCAGGGAGAAGTAAAAGAACGAATAATATGAGAACCATTGCAAACCCAGTAAAATTCAGAGACAATTTGAGGCGGCGATTTAAATTGTTATTAGAAAAAGAGAAAGAAGGAACCGGATACTACGGAGAAAATGTTTCACTAGAAGACGCTGTATTAGACGCCATGTCTATCAATTTGGAACGCGGCATTTACAACTTTATCATTCAAAAAGCAACCAAGGAACAAATCGTCAAAAAATGGAGCAATCCGTTCTTTGTGGAAATTTATACTGACCATGCGCGCAGCATATACATCAACTTGAGTGTGGAAGCGATACGTCAAGCAGTTCTCACTCGGAAAATAAAAGCACAAGACCTGCCGTTTATGACGCATCAAGAAATGATGCCCGAAAAATGGAGCGCTCTCCTGGAACAAAAACGCATTCGTGACAAAAACAAGTACGAAGTACACCTTGAAGCGTCTACTGACAATTTCTTATGCTATAAGTGCAAGTCTCGCCAATGCACATACTACCAAATGCAAACGCGGTCCGCAGATGAACCCATGACAACATTTGTTACGTGCATCAAGTGCGGCAACCGTTGGAAATGTTAGCGAGCGAGCGTATTTATGTATTCATATTTATTCAAGTTTGTCGCCTTGCGCGTTCATGCTTGCTTGTCGACTTGCTTCCAGTAATGAAGCGGAAGAATTTCCGGGACAATTCTGCTCGGCACTTGATGCGCACGAGGTTCCATGTTGTGGAACACGGTCCTGGGCCGTGTCACCTCCGCTTTGAGATTGATAATTCGCGTGTTTATTTTTTCGTATTTTTCGATGCAACATATTTATTGTCATTTTACTGTGACGACTGCGTCTACTAAGGCGACGACTCAAACAGCATCTTTTGCATTTGCACTTACAAGTGCATTTTGTACGTTTAGAGTTGGAAAGACTTCGTCGATACCGCCTGGTTCTTCTTATTCTGCCCCCACCAACGCTCCCAGCAATATGATTCATTGTATTTTTATTTTCTGCAGCTGCATTTATTGCATTCATTGACGCTTCAGGCGAAGCATTTTGAGCCTCGACTTTTAGTGGAGGTGGTTTAAGTTCAGCTTGGCTTGGAGGCGGTTCTGACGTTGCATGGCTCGTAATCGTATCCCCCCCCATCACGTTCACTGGTTCACTGATATTCAATTCAAGTGTTTTTTTTTACCTTTTTACTTTTTTATTTTATTACTTTATGTTTCGTTTTTTATTTTATTTGAAATTATTTAAATTTAAAATTTAAAATGAGTAAAAAGGAATATAAATTAAACCTATAGTATATACAAGTAAACGTAAAGTATTTGATTTGATGTCCTATGACTTATTATTGACGCGTGATAAACACAACACATTAATTGGAGGCGGATATACGTTAAACTCTTCCTTTTTAAACTCCGGAATTCCAGCATTCACACATGCACATGCGAAAAGCGGAGGTGGTAAAGGCAAACGTAACTCTAAAAATGTTTCTGACTCCAACTCTGATTCCGATTCCGAATCTGAAGCCAGTGCTAACCCCCTTCCAGCAAAAGTGTCCGACATATTTGAACATGCCAACGGAAAAAACGCGCTGGTTGTACCAGCAGGAATATTTATGATTCATTCAACAACCATGACAAACGCATCTTCTTCGGTGCCTATGAAAACCAAGTTAAAAGAGTTACTATACTACGGGAGTGACAACAGTGACAACAGTGACAACAGTGACAGTGACAACAGTGACAACCGTGACGCCGACAACCATGTAGTCCCCGATGACTTGTATGAAAAATTATTGGGATTGGTCTCGCCGAGCCAGGTTAACCGATACTGGGACCCGAAATCAACTACGCGCAAAAAACGTGCTCGTACCGAACCCAAGCCACAAAGTCGACGACGACGCCCCGTCCCGTCAGTAAATAAGTAAACGTTTATTATGTTTGAAATATAAAATATAATAAACACATTTTTCATATGAAAATCAATTTGAACCACAAAAAATGGGCAATGGATTATCGCTATCAAATTACTATGAAAACTATGAACGCGGATTCAAGAGTGACCGACGCGTAGGTCAAAGGCAACGGCAAGGCCATTTTATCAACTTTGAAGACGTTCAAACCATCATTGGTTCTGGTTCTGGTTCTGACTGGCGTAAACATAAAGACCACGAACATTTTTTATTGATAAGTACACTTGACGCGGGAAGACAAGATTGTATTATAAAAACTACCATACTGGCAAAAGACGAAGAGGCGCAAATGAATGACATTATTTCCGGCCAAAACGATTATGCAGATAACATAACAGTGGTAGTGTACGGAAAAAATGCGACAGATGAAAAAGTCATGGCCAAATACACCCAGTTGAAAACGCTGGGTATTTCGAACGTGTGCGTGTATTTGGGCGGCATGTTTGAATGGCTGCTATTACAAGACATTTACGGGTCCGACCTTTTTCCAACTACGGGCAAGTGTTTGGACATACTGGAGTTTCGTTCACCGTCGATTTTGTCTTGATATGTTCAATGTTCAATGTTCAATGTTCAATGTTCAATGTTCAATGTTCAATGGTCAACTGCTTTTTGACCCTTTGGGTTTGCATACTCCCTTCATGCACTCGCCCATATAGTAATAATAATCAATGTCTTTACCAAAAGTGAGTTCGGGCCCGTCAACACTTCCAGCCACGCATTTTCCGTCCGGGGATATGCCCAGCGAATTCAGAACTCCGCTACCAGGTTTAGGCTCAACCCCGCCGGAGCCTTCATTTGTATTTGAAAACTTTACCCAGCCACAGCAACATTTTTCGGCACAGGTTCCTTGGCTCGTAATGTCACTGCATGCCTTGTCCAACTTATCATGGTTGAGCTTACAAAAGCCATCCGTTGTTTTGCAAGTTGCCGATTTTTGTTGCAGCTTCTCGCGCGTTGCCATGGACGGTCCATTTGGAAGCAGGTTTGATACTGCTCCAATAACCGTGTTTTCTACGGCCGTACCAATCGATGCCACAGACGCACTTTCTGCCGTCATTGGCTCGCGTTTGGCTTGTTCGGGTGGTTCATGCGGATTTTCAAGTTTTGGAGTAGGAGTAAACAACTCAATTGTCACGCGTTTCGATATTTTGCTGGACGGTTTTTCCGCATCGATGTCGTCAATAATGCTGGTTGCGTACTTGTTTGTGTTGCGCACATCTTTGGAAGCTTCTTCGTTTCCGATTTGAATTTGAATGTACAACACAAACCCTAAAATAAGAACCGCGAGGCCAATAATATGGGACGCGTTCTCCATAAAAGATGCACCGAGTGTCGACTTTTTGGCTCCGGACATCATCGATTCTGCGAATTCCATAACTGCCGTTTTTATGTCTGTAAAAATAGTTGTAAAATCATCCGGGCTTGGAACACGAACCGAGCCGGACCCCGGATTTTTGAATGAGTCAGTTATATTCCCTATATTACCAAAGTTCATGTTCATTTCTTCTTTTTCAGTTTACTTATTTATTTATTTATTTTTTATTTATTTCGTTGTTTCGTTTTTTCGTTGTTTCTTTCTTATTATTGTATATTGTATATTTTATATTTTTTATTTTTCATTCACTGCTCATCCTACCATAAAATATGTCGACTTAAATTGTTTGCGGAATATTTATTGGTTTTCCAGTTGCCCAGCATTCCTTTGGTTCGTGTAAGATAGTTTTTACGCCGTTTTTTGTCGTGGTGCTTGGTATAGTCTTCGTACCCCATTTGTCCAAAGTTGACCCATTTATTATGCAGTGGGTCATAAATAGAATACTTCTTTTCGGGGTTTCGTGCAGGGTACAATTTTGCGGTTCTACCCAAGTACTTGTACGCCATGCGTTGTGCAGTCCGGGGCGTTGAGTAGGAATAAAGCCGAGCCGGATAGCTTTTTCGAGTTTGTAAACTAGAATTGTATTTGAAGCGCATTGTTACGGAGTATTATACTTATATATATTTAAATATTTAAAAACATATTACTTATAATTATAAACATGTGGCTAACTCCAGTTCAAATCTCTCAATTATTTCCTCAACAACATCCGTTGTATCCGGAAATACGAATTGTATATCACTATGGCGAGCGATTTTATAGCGCTGCTGCGGTGGATGCAGTTTTATCCAAAACGAGTACTAGTACCCCCGTGCAAAAAGAAGAAGAACCCATAAAATCCATAACATCAGCAGTTGACGTAGTTGATTCCAGCCCGAGAAGCGTTATTTCCGAATCCAGTACGTATAGTCATAACAACAGTAGAACCGCCGGTCAAAATCTGGGCAGTCGCAGTATTGGAAAACGCAACCAGCAGTTTTATTTACCGGATGGCAGCGTCAAACTCATGCACATAAGTACCGACGGTGAACACGATGAAGGTTCTGACAAGTGGTACGGCCGATACGAAAAAGAAAAAAATACAATTATGCGAACTAGCACCGAATATGACTTGCCAGAGTCGGTCGACATTTGCGAGTATGAAACGCTGGCGCATTTTGCACAAGAACACGACAAGCAGTGCTGGGGCAACGACTACGCCCCTTCCAATACGCACAACGTGTGGAAAAATCCGAATTACATGTACTACAATACCGTGACCTTAAAATGGGAGCCATTGGCAAGACTTAGGTAACAACATAATATATTTAGTATGTTTACATAAATTTAAAAAATGTATCTATTTTTTTATTTGTATTATTATATAAAGATGTCAATAATGCAAATTCGCACGCGCAGAAGACGCATAAAAAAAATATCCCGACGTCAGCGGAGTGTTTCGCGGAGACGCTCATCATCGCGTAATGGCGGGTCGAGGCAGAATCCACTATCGCAATTTAATAGGTCACCACGTAGTTCCTATGGAAGACAATCAAGCCGGACTAGCACTCGCTACACACAACAAACTCATCACGCTAGCATGCAAAATGAGGAACAATATGCAAATTTAGCTGAAAAAATAGTTAATGACTCACCTCAAATTAAGAATGAGTTGTTGTCTAAATTAAAATTAAATAGTGACGGCGAAATATCTGATGATTTTACTCCTCAGCAGGTATTGGGTATGCTTCCTTCGAGATATCAAAAGTTGAATGTAAAATTACTTCTATATATGATTATTCTGTTTGTGGTTCAAGGAGCGGATGCACGACGACTAAGAATAAAAGTTCCTACACCTGCTATTGATAAATGGCTTGATTCATTGGGAGGCCCACGTATTGACACAACCGGGAAAAAATGGGATTTTTGGAGTCAACGATGGGTACCTGACCCTAAATTCAGAGCTACCGGGGTTGAATTTAACCCGGCTGGGTACTTACAACCTGCACAAACACACATGCCCAGCGGCAAGGCCAGCGCAAAGGCAAGAATTCGGTAAAAGTTTCAAACCGGTGCTCTAGGCGTATAGGTTAACGTTGAAACCGTTTCGGGTGGCATTTTTTTGAATAAACTTTTCAAATAAATGTAAATACGCGCATTGTGCGGTGGCTGAGTGGACACCATGTGAAAGTACCGGTGTTCACAGTCTTCATTGATGCGGCCATCCATTTGAGCATCCACCAAATAAAGTTGGTCTTGCAACGCATTCGGAGGATAAAATGCGGGTTGAATGTCATCGCTATAGCGTATACGCGGTTCTTTGTCGGATAAATAAGTCGAACAACGGTACAGCGCAAAACCATTGAAAGCAGAATACACAGAAAGAAACGATTTACCTGAGTGTATGGCGCGAAGCACCACGCTGTCAAACATTTTACGCATGCGTTCCAGAACGTCACGCCAATGACGTTCAAAATGAAAAAAACTGTGCACATACGGATAAAACGATAAAGCCCACATGTCATAATATCCGGCCTCGCGCATGAAAGACACGCTGTCCCATTCGGATTGCAAGTCCATAACTTCTTGTAACACGCGCGTATTTATGTCCCCAATACACGCGTAATCATTAAAGTCCATGAACGCAAAATGAGAGAATGAACAAGCATCGGCTGAATCCAGTGTGTGCGTGCGTAACGAACGAAGGTAATCTAAAAACGTGTTTCGCGCGTGCCCAATATTTCGTTGTCGTACAGGTTCCCATGGATACTTGTTTTGAATCATCTTGATGTTCGCGTTTGGTACTCGTGGAGAAAAGTCGTCCTGAATAATCTTTGTAATTTCACGAAGCGTCGCGTCGTATGACTCATAAATAAAAACAAAATCAACTCTAGAAAAAATTCCTGAACTGTAAATTTGGGCTAAATTTGAAAACAAGTACGAAACACCATTTATATTGTTAAAGACACACATTCCAATACATAACGTACTATCCTTTTCCTTTTCTACCATTTATAACAGTAACAGTTATATAAATAGTATTTAACCTTTTAAATTCATTTTTACTTATTTTCGAATTTTTCTGGTAACATGTGGGTTTTTTTATACTGTTCCCATGAAATTTTTTTGGGTGGAGGTAGGTGAGTTCCACTGGAATCGGAGGGTTTTGCACTTTTGGCATTTACTTTGGCATACTTTTTATCCAAATGTTCTGATTTGCGGAGTGCGCTGTCCACATAAATTTGTTTCAGTAACTTGCCAACCTCGTACGAGCCTTCATGCTGGTCCAGTCTTCCGGTTTCAATGAGTTTAAGCACAACCAATAGTTTAGAAAGAATGCCAAGGTCCATTTCATCTTTTTTCAATTTGTTGAAAATGTCCGTGTAGTTGTTGAAAAGAAACGAGCATCTCGATGTGCAAATGGCGTCAAATTGTTGCGGATTGGATAGCGCTAGCCGAGCGTACTCTTTTTTCAATTTAAGCATGGTTTCCACATCAGCGCGAATGGCATCGCTATGTTGCAGTTCTCGGATTTTACTTGTGTTGTCTTTGACGTCGCTGTTGGATGCGAGCATCTTTCGCAAATTTAATCTATCGGTTTCGTCCATTTGAATTAAGTAAAGGTTGTGAATAAAAATAATAAATGAAAAGTTTTAAATAGTAATTTATATTCTATATTCTATATAAAAGTAATAGAATAGAAAATTTAAAAAAAAACATGTACACATCATCGACTTCAAATGAAAAAAGTGTTACGCCAATAACAGAAAATGATTGGCATTTAACAATGGCAAGAACCGGAGTTGCCGAGTCTCCTATAGGAACCAACCCGGATGTACAAGTTCGTTTGATAAACGGCCAAGATAGAGAAGGTGGTGCGCTCCAGTACTCCGATTTTTTGATAACGCCGTATTTAAAATCGTTTGAGTTCAGCATGCAAGTATATTGGAGGGATACGCTTACTACAGGTGGCGGTGACTCTTACACCGTAAAATTCGGAAACGCAAAAAGTCGTTCCGTATTTTTTAATTTTTGGTCTTATTACACTAACAATGGGTTGTCTGGAGAAGGGGTCTATATCTTTGATGAAACCGGTAAAGCTCTTATTAAAAGCACCGTGACACCTAGTTCTAAAGGACCTGGACAAAATCAATGGTTTCCTGTAAAAATTATATACAATAAAAATGCAGCGACCACATGGACCATACTAGTCAATAACGTAGTCGTGCTAACATACACTGACCCAACTGTTTTGACAGAAAACTCGTGGCAAAAGGTTGCAAATAATGCAGGGGTTACCGTGAGCGCATGGTCGGGCGGAGGTCTTCAGATGGAGCTATTGGTGCGTAAATTGGGACTTACATATATAACCCCGATTAGCGCAAACACTGTCGCGATGCCGCCCAAGTTTTACCCTTCCGCAGATGACTCCACATTTTCGAGCAGCCGCGCCGCGTACGCGCGAACTGTTTATCCACGGATTGCCAATGACGCGACCGCTTCTAGTGCTGAACAAATAACCAAACAGAAACGCATCTACAACCGACACGATGCATCATCGCGCATGGAACGGCTCAAACTGCAAGCAATTGGAGAGAGTTCGATGCGATTGAAAGATTCAGAAACTCTGAGCTTCAAAGCGCCCAATGTGAATGACGCGCGAGACGCGATTCGACGCACGAGGTCGCACGGATACGTTGTTCCCAGTAAAAAATTGTGAAATGGTAGTGGGTAGTGGGCAAATCATCCAAACGTCGATTCCTGGAACAACTCAATGTACATGAACCCGTCTTCGGTTTTTTCTTGGGAATAAATGGTACCCATGAGCGCCGCCGTTGGATGCAGGCGGTTGTTAATAAATGCGTACAGTGCAAACTCGGGTTTGAGTGCCATATGTTTTCGTACTACAAACATGAACTGCGCCAGGGTGAGGTCATACGGAACTGCAAACTTGTTTTTAGGTATAGGGTGTTCTCTCTGTAACTGCTCGCTGCATTCTACAATCACTGGAACCCGGTTCGGATGTTCAGCTACGATTCTATCTGCGACACGTTTGCGATCATCCAATGAAACCCGGTCTTTATACTTCATGGTGTGTATAACTACGATGTATTTACTTTAAAAACAGATAAAATAATCGCTTTATTATTTATTTTTAATATTTTTAGATTGTAATAATATAAGTTAGTTTATATTGTTTCAAACCAGATTACAACATAAACAAACGTAGATAGTGGTAAGAACATCATAAGAATATATATACCATAACTTCTTCAAAAAAAAATGTGGGACATATATGACGCTGTTAAATATTACGTACAACAAAAAAAAGCGTTGGGTCAAATTTGCAACGATGACTTTTACGAAGACATCAAAGCGGTTGCATCAAATCGTAAATACAAAACATTTCTAGAGGTAGGCACATGGAACGGGCTAGGTTCAACAAAAGCGTTTGTCGAAGGATTTAAACATCGTAAGTCCCAAGGAGGTGACGGAGTTGATGGTGTTGATGACTACGTGTTTTACAGTTTGGAATGTAATAAAGACAAATGGTCTGATGCGGTAAAGTTATACGATGATAGCAGAGTGCACATTTTAAACGAGGTGATATGGAATGAAGAGCCCGATAACTTTTATGAAATTTTTCCACAATGTCTTACGGATGAAACATTCAAACACTGGAATGAAGTGGATTTGGTAAATATGAAAAAATGTGAAATCTTTTTGAAACGAGACAACCTACCCGAAGTATTTGACGTCGTACTGTTGGATGGCGGCGAATTTACCACATACTACGAGTTTCAACTACTGAAACACCGATGCAACGTGCTTATGTTGGACGATGTCAATGTTGACAAGTGCAAACTGATTGTTGAAGAGATTCGAGCCAACCCACAACAATGGACCATTCTTAAACAACACGACTTGAGAAATGGATACTTGATTGCGGAAAGGAAAGTATAAAAAATATTAAATTGTTAAATCGTTACATCGTTAAATCGTTACATCGTTAAATCGTTAATAATTTAATAACTACTTAAATAAGTAACTTTAATCACAAAAGAAAAATCATAAAAATGATATACTTTATTGTAACTACATGCTTGATGGGTTGTAAGTTAAGGGAAAGCCAGTACGTTGAAGGAATCACCAAACTTAGTCAAGTCATACGCGAGTTAAATATTGAAAACAGTAAGATTATTGTGGTTGAAAACAACGGAAACCGCGAAACATTATTTGATACGTTGGTGTTGGATATAGTAGGAGCTGAAGTATACTATACTGAAAATAATTCCAAACAAACCAGCAATAAAGGGACCAAGGAACTACAAGATGTATTTGACTGCATCGCCAAATACAACATACAAGACACTGACTTCATTGTAAAAATGACGGGTCGGTATATATTGGACGATAATAGCGAGTTTATGAATGCGGTCAAAGACATTCACAACACCAAGTATGACTGCGTAATAAAGTATGGACCATTTTGGAAACCGGTGGATTATAAAATGGACGACTGCATTACCGGGTTAATAGGAATGTCCTGCTTCTACGTAAAACAAATTGAATACCCGTACGATTCGGAATGCGTTGAAATACGGTGGGCCAAAGCCACATACTTAATGGATGATGAAAAAATACATAGGGTAAACCAGTTAGGAATAAACATATGTCCCGGTTCTAACACATATTTTAAAGTATAAAGTATATTCATAATCATAACAGAACGATAATTATTTTTATTTTTATTTTTATTTTTTATGTTTCTGTTTTTTATTTTTGGACTTTGCAGGTCCCAACGTATCCGGTTCATACCCGGTCTTATCCATGGATGCTGATGCTGATGCGGAACCCGTGTCAGGAGCTGCCATTGGAACACGCATCGTTTTTTCATTCTTTTCAGCGTTTTCAGGTTGGTACACGCTTTGCCGCAGTTTTGTTGGGTCGACTGGTGGGGCTGTTTGTTCAGCGGCACGTTTTTCTTCCAGTTTTTTTTGCATGCGTTCTCTTGTTAATGCCATTTTCATGTTTCGGTTAAGTTCAGACTGCATGGCATTCAAATTGATTTTTGACTTGCTGTTTATACCCGCAGCCGCGCCGGGGTTCAAGGACTTGAAGAGCTGCGCAATGTCCGCCATTCCGCCACCGCTACCACCTTTTCCACCACTGGATTTCATTTTTGCCATAAAATCACTGGCTTCTTTGAACAGCTCGCTTTCTTTGATGTCACCCGACTTCATTTTTTTATCAAGCTTTTCACCCACTTTTTTTATAATGCCGGTTAGTTTACCCGGATTTTTCATCAACTTTTGAAACACGCCGGAAACACTGGTTTCGCTTGTCATGTCAATGTTCAATTCGGTTACAGTCTCTTCCGCGATTTCTTTCGCCAGTGCGCCGATTTTTCCGTCGAGCAATCCGGACAAGTGTTCATGAATGGTTTCTGCATCGGGGAACGCGCTCTTTTCCACGTTTGGACCTGCCCCATTCGCATCGTGACTATCCGGATTGGATGAAGAAGCGTCTGTAGTATCACGAGCTTCAAACAGGGCTTGAATGCCAGCCATGGTTTCTTCCAACTTGCCTTTAAGTTCGGTTTCGTCAATGGCTTCAAACATTCGCGCCGTATCCCCAAATGACAAATTGTCCCGAGAAATGTTACCAATCACAGTGAATGTTATAAGCTGCAAGTGCTTCCAAAGGTGGTCCTTGGTAGTGTCGGTTACATCGGCCAGGTTCCACACCATTCGAAAATCAACATTCGGCAAAAAGTCCACGCATACGTTATTTGAAACGGCTGTATCCGGAGAAAAAATAAGGTCGTTTTGATATATTATGTCGAAAAACCGCTCCGGATACACGCGTCTGCAGTGTTCAAACAAAATGGCTAGATTCTTGTCCGACATGTTTTTGACACACTCATCCAACAGCGGGTTAGACCGGGTTTTATCCACAAACTCTACATCTGCGTAATCTTGCATATCAAGCACCTTGTAAATTCCATCCTTGTACTCTGGAAACGACGCTATGAAACTTGAAATAAAATCTACGATAACCTTTTTAAAGGTATCTGGAACTGGTACTGGAACGGAGTCCATGAAATAAAATAAAATAAGAAACGATTAAAAAAATAAGTATAAAAATATGTCTAATGTAGGGTCGATACGTTTAATATGTATTTTACCTAATAAATATTTATCGAATACTTATATTTTTAAAAAATTTGTAGAATCCGTGGGGTGTGTATCACACAATCACATCAAACTCCATGCGTCGTGATTGAAAGGCGCCACTAAAATATCGGAAATCTTGTTTCGCCAGTAATCCACTTTCTCCTGGTGCCGAATGTCATTCATGTTCTTGGGGTAAATCGGAGTTTGCTGCATGAGTTTGGCAGCTTCCGCGGTCATAGGCGGTTTGTGTCCGTAGCAATTTACCCCGTATTTGGTTTTGGGATTGTCGATGTAACCACCGTTTACTCCCGGACGGCCACAATCCTTTTCATGCCCCTTTATCTTTTGTAGCTTCTGCCATGTTTCTTTTTGCGTTGGGAACAGCGCCATCTGGTTATCGGACCAACCGTACACGCACCACTCCGCGCCTTTATTGTACGCTTCTTCCATTTCATTGTAGGACGCCAGTCGAGCACCATACGCGTCGCAAATTGCCTTGGCGTCGTCGTACGTGTAGTAGTTTCCAGGAATGTTGAAAACTTGTTTTTGCGCTTTCAAAACCGGGAACGCAGTGTTTGTGTACGGTTGACTGACTTCAATGTCAATTTCCGGTTTGTCCGAAAACAAGTTCTTTACTTCCGTGCTGACATTCACGTTGAACAAGTACTGCATGCCGTTTACAAAAATGAGCACGACAAAAATGGACCACACCAAAATTTCAAACAATCGGGTAAGTCGCGGGTTAGACGTTGCGCCCGATGTCCCGTTCCCAGAGCTGAAAAAACCAGTGAAACCGCTTGAACCTTCGGAACCGTTGGATGACCCGTCACTGCCCAGTCCGCCAATCCCTAAAGATGCAAACAATAAATAAAAAACAACAATAATTACAAACAAAAAAACTACCATTGTGATGTTTCCTTTATTTGCCCCTACCATGCCACCAGTGGCAGGTTCTGCGTTCGTAGTTGGATTGTAACTTATGTTCATTCTAGTATAATGTATAAATCATATATCATATATTATATATTATACTAAAAATATTTGAAAAATGTCAGGAAAAAAAATCAATGCTGTCTGTCATTGGTTTATTGTTTAACTCTACGATAAAATAAACAATACGGCGAAGTCCCCTCAATGTGCGTTTCTGGCATATTTTTTACTTCACGCACGTCTGCGTCATTAAAGTTGAACCATCGACCGTCTTGAATTCGTACCGTCGCGGTATAGTGCCCGCCATTCATTGAACCCATGTGATTGCATACTCCAAATAAATCATAAACATACTTTTCGGGGTTGTAGCCAGAAATGTATTTTGAAAATGACACTTTTTTCAAAGGAATATAAACGGATGTTGTGTTTTTTTTGTATTTTCCGTACACGTTGGTTCGAGAAAAACGTTTCAAGTTGACAATCATAACCTCGGGTAAACTCCAAAACGACAAGTGCTTATTCACTTCTTGTTTTTGATTTGTTTGTTCATTCCACCATTTATTTTCACCGTCTAAACGTTCGTGTTCGCAATACGCATCAAAGCACTCGTGCAACGAAACATGTCGCGCACTGCCCCCAGCGTTGGGACTGGATTTGGGCTCGGGTATCACCATTTCCAATACTGAAAACGGTTCCGGACTTGCACTCAAGGTTTGACCCGTTACCGTGTCTGAAATTATCGACAACTGAATGCCATAAAAAATATCCAAAATTTCAGAGTAGTCTTTTGCGTACCTGTCTCGGAGCATATTGTAACAGCGCGTGGCTACCGCGTCAATTCTGTTTTTTTCTACACCTTCAACGCGCATAACCACGCTTCTTGCGAACGCGTTGTGAAACGCATCTAATAAAAACAGTAAAAACTCTCCGCTGTCGCTTTGCCCCCACCCTTGAAACTGATAGTTATCCATATGTTGCGACACTTGGTGAACCGCGTTTACGAACCCCCTCGGGGACACCGTACAATTCTGACTCCACAACATCTTACGCAACTCATCCCATTCGTCAAGTAAGCGAGCATTAAACTTTCGGTTACCAAGCGTTTTTCGACGCTCTTGAAGGTGCTTATTGTCCAACAGCTTGTTCAATTCATAAGTGTGCGACAGTACACTTAAACACGCGCTCATGTAACACGTGTTCCCGCAATTGGAGAGTCCGGATATACCCTGTGCTCGTGGTTCTTTATTCATTTTCGTGTTCATTCATTTTTCTAATTAACGGACTTGTATTTATTTGTTTTTTTCAAATTGTTGTTTATTTATCGGCGTTGTTGCTGCTGTTGCTGCTGTTGCTGCTGGTGCTGTTGCTGCTGGTGCTGTTGCTGTAACTCGGGTGGATAAAAGTTACGCTGTTGCTGCTGTTGCTGCTGGAACTGCGCGTTTGCACTGTTGTTAGCAACGTCGTTGTTCCTTTTTTGTTGCAACTGTTCCATGGAAACGCTTCCAATTTTATCGGGCACATAGTCTTCAGCTGGAGTGTTTATTTTATCGTGAAAGTCAATTGTGGCATAGTTATACATTTGTCGAAGTCCGCCGTTGCCCTTTGCAGACAACTCGTCGCTGCTTTGGTCTAAAAAACTAAAGTTGTCCGAAGTAACGCCGTGCCCGCTCAAACAATCTTTATAAATGGAGAATGCAAATGGTTCGCCGTTGTTTTGGGTGGCGGCATTATTTGCAACAACAATTCGTGGCTGCAGGTACTGCTTAATTTGTTCTCCGAACAAAATCTTATGACCGTCTGCAAGAAGCAGCAGCGCAGGAACTCTGTCTACTTGGGGCGGAAGAATGACGCGCTCCCCGTTTTCAAGAACAATGTACCACGCGTTTCCCACTCGCACGCGTTTGTCAATGCACATAAAGTGAATGTCTTTGTGCACCGACCCTTTAGAAATGGTTTGAAGTATTTTTCTGGAGTTCTCGCACTGGTTGCTATAGTACAAAATACAACTCATGTTTAAACATAGATTACATGTTGTAAATAGTATTTAATATCAAATTTAAGTTAAAATAATTTAAACTAAAAACTATTGAATTTTTTATTATTTTATTATATTCATTTCATTTTTGTGAATAATCAAAAATATCGAAAATGGTACGCGTGGTTATTGCAACCATGGTGAAAGACGAAGACGATGTCATTGAAGAGTGGATTCGTTATTACTCTAGTCTGTTCGGATATAAAAACTTATTTATAATTGATAATAACTCTTCGGACAAAACGTACGAAATATGTGAAAAGTATGTGAAATACGGGCTTCATTTGGAAAGACATGATAACTATAAAATGAAAGGTGCGCTCATGACAATGATAAAAAATAACAACCCGAGTGATTTTTTCATTCCAGTTGATATTGACGAGTTTATCGTTTACAAAAACAAAACCGATAATACGGTGTCATGTGATGTAACCGCCTACTTGGAGTCATTGATACGGACTAATCCGCATGATTTGATTTTCAAAATGAACTATATTATGCCTTTCAAAACAAATGATGAATTACCTTTGCTAAAACAGTTTACCCATGGAGAAATATCAGACTACGGCGTTATGGCTAAAACGTTTATACAAAACAATACGTATAGCCGTAGTCAAATTCAATTCGACCATGGTAACCACTTTTGTACACACAACTATGTCTTATCCGACTTGTATTTGATACACTACCATAAACGAAGTGATGTGCAACACAAGAAAAAAATAGTGAACAATGTGTTAGGTCTTGGTTATCAAATGAACATAGACTACTTGAAGTCGCTGCATAATAGTTGTCCCGGTATTCATCATGTAAAAAATGCAATCCAAATGTTGGAACATCTTGAACTAGATAATTCACCCAAACTAGTTACGGTTGAGACTGTAAAAGACAAAATTCAATTGCACCATTTTATCGATTTCATTTACAATAACAACAACGACAAATAAATATTATATTAAAGTAAAATTGATTTAAAAGTCACCCGAACACCTTAATTTAACTTAACTTAACTTGTAATGGAAAATATACTTGCAGCCGGAATTGAAGCCGTGAAATCAGTCATTCCAGACCCCGTACAGGGCGTCATTTCCATGGTTGGAGGCGCGCTTAAAAATGTAAAAGGCAAAAAAGGAGAAAAAGGCGCATCCGCATCATCATCATCATCATCATCATCATCGGATGATGAAAAAGTCGAAGCCAAAGACAAGCCAACACCAGATAAAAAACAAAAACAACCTCGAAAAGAAAGACAGAAAAAGCAGAACCCTGAAGCAGATTCAGGGGCGGAACCCGATATTGTTGCGATTGCAAAGTCAAAGTCGAAACATGCCAGTGTAGCTACAGCAGCTGCTGCAGAATCCGCCAGCAGCAAATTGTCTGCGCAAATCAATTCGCACAAATTGCCAGTGATTTCCAACCTTCGCGTTTCGGGAAAAGACGAATTGCAGTTTACGCTGGAAAATACGGATGTAAGTATTGCCAATGGACTGCGCCGTATTCTTTTGTCGGAAATACCATGTCTTGTATTTAGAACCGAGGTTCTTCCAGACACCACTGAGAATACCGTGTTCCATGTAAACACAACGCGTCATCATAATGAAATTTTAAAACAACGGTTGCGCTGCGTTCCCATTTGTATTCCATCTAAAAACAAGGTGACTGACTTTGATTATAAAGCGTATCGTTGCGAAGTTCAAAAAAAAAATACGTCAGATGTAACTACGTATGTCACGACTGAAGACTTCAAAATCATTGAAAAGGCTACTGGAAAGGAAGATACGGAGTTGACAAAACAGATGTTTGTACCCGACCCGTTGTCTGGACACTATATCGAGTTTGCTCGACTTTTACCGCGCGTAGTTGATTACACCGACGGTGAAGAACTCCACTTTTCGGCGGAGTTTCAAATTTCAACTGCAGAACAAGATAGCGCATACAATGTTTGCAGCACATGCACATATGCTTGTACGCCTGACAAAAAGAAACAAGATGAAGCATGGGATGCTATTAAAGCAAAAGAAGAACCGGACAAAACTGAATCCGATGAAAAAAACTGGCGTCTATCGGCTGCACAACGCATCGTTAAACCGAATTCGTTTGACTTTACCATAGAAACGGTTTCGGCTGGTGTCTACACAAACGGAGAACTCGTGCGAAAAGCGTGCGACTGCATGAAAATTAAGTGCGAGAAATTTATTGAAACAATGCTAGACGATACAGCATCAACTATAATTGAAGCCAAATACAATGTTACGATGCCGTTGGCGTACAACATTATTTTGAAACGAGAAGGATACACGCTCGGGAAAGCCCTGGAACATTTGATTTACTCCAAACACTACTATGGAGACAGGACGCTCACCTTTTGTGCATTCAAAAAAACGCATCCGCATGATACGGACAGCTACATTCAGGTCGCATTACAAGACGATACTGAAAATAACGTCGCCCATGTTTCAGCAGTCGCAGTCTCTGCTGCAAGAGACGTTGTTTTGATGTTCGAACATATTAAAAAACAGTTCATAAGTCAGCCTTAAACATCATAAAAATCAAATACAACTTTTATAAAATTGATTTTTATTTTCAACTAACATCAAGAAACAGAAACAAAAATGTATACCACATATCATATTGAGTCATGGCACTGGTACCAACGAGTTACGTGTTCAAGTGACCACACAATCGAAAACTACATCAACGCGTGCAAAAAAATCGCCGACCGAAGTGAACCACACGTTATGGTTCTTCGGGAAAATGTTACAAAAATTGGTGATTACTACTTTTACGGTAACGGCTTCCCAGCTCAGCATAATGCAGAAACTGACGGATATGTCGATGTTCGAACCGGAAAATACTATAAAAACAGTCACTCTTTTTGCAAAGACTTAAACGTGAGTAAAATCTGAAAAGTACATGCTTTCAGTCATCCACCGGTTGTAGTTAAACCGTCTTTGACGGTTGGCAACTCCCCTAACCTTTTTTAATATTGAAATGTATGCACTGTGAGCTCCGGTATCTTCAAAGTCTAAAAACCGGCGCGCATATTCTTCTCTAAGTTCGATACTCTTGTCAAGTGCTTCATCCGAAAATGAAACGAGAGCGTCAGCGTTCACTTCTTTGTACTTTCGATAAAGTTCATTTGCTTGTGCCAAATGGAATTCACAAAAAAGGTGGCGCGTTTTAGAAACAATCACCCATTCACATTCACATCCCGGGACAGTACATCTAACATTTGGCGACCCTCGTCTTGGCATTGTATTGTGTTATGTTTTCAATTCTTTATAGCACAGCACTACGTTTTGTTAATTATGTATCAATTTTTTTATACATTTGCTTGTGCTGGCTGCGCTGCGACTGCTTTCTTAGGGTTATAGTTCTTTTTCTTTATTAATCCCCCCTTGATTAAAGCTAAAAATCCGAATAACCGTTTTATATGGTCTTTGAATATAAACGCGTATGCTATAAATATTGCTCCAATAATGATGTAGCTAAATGGTTGTGGGAAACTGTAGTTTGCTGAAATAGCCATACCCACTGAAAAAAGAAAAACCAGCATAGGACTTATTTCTGCAAATAGTTTTAACATATTAGCTATATTGTTTTTCGTTGATAACGGGTACAATAACAACTTGGCCAAAAACATTGCAGGTAAAATAAAGTAACTTGCTCCCGCCGCTGGCATTATAGTGAATGACCCAAATACCAATGTGTAAATAAGACCTTCAAAAATTTTTCCGCCGAACGTTTCTGTGGTGTACTTATCTGAACCAGCTTTATCCTTCTTTGCAGTTTGATTCCATATACTTCCAACCAACATCATAAGTGTTGACCCAATTCCAAGGCCAAAAAATGGGATAAATACAAATAAAAACAATAAAATATAAAGTAACACCATGACATTGCTGGTATATGCATAATCAGACATTGGGTCGGGTTCGTTTTCTTTACCATCACATGCGCTTGGAGTTTCATTAATCATGGTCACGTGCAACCATCTAAATATTTTTTTTATAATGGTTCGACTGTTACCGTAACCAAAATATATACTGTTTGTGAACCACTCTGTAATTGAATCCATGAATGTTTCTTTGTATCGTTTTTCATTTCTGATAAAAGAACCATCGGGTTCCGTATCAAATTTACCGTATTTGGTATTAGCTTCAAAATCCCTAGCCGACCACTTGTATGGAACAGCGGACGTTTTATCGTCTTTTGCGTATTTTAAAATCTTTGAAAGTTTACTTTCGTCCTTGTTTGCTGTTGCATCATCTTCATCATTAGTGCCATCAGATTCTTTTTTTTGTTCAGCTGCTTCTTCTTGTTCAACTTTATTTTTTTGAGGAATTCCTCTGCTCCAGTCAAAACCGTAAGGCGCGTACTCAATATCATCTGGAAAAAGCTGGTCCAGTTCACCTATAATCGTGTTTGTGAAACTCTTGGTATCATCACCTTTACTGTCAGGGTCTTTACTGTTAGGGTCTTTACTGTCAGGACGCGTAAAAGAAAGCATACTCACGCAAATCCATCCCCAAATCAGTACCAAAATCAAAATTGCAAACAATGACACAAAAAATTCAATTGCTCCACTCCAAATGGTTGTTATAAATTTTTCGGCTTCATCCTGCGCTCTTTTCGCATCTTCCTCCGTTGCATCTTTCGCCACCCCGGCTAAACCGGAACCAATATTAAAAATCGGCTTAAGATAGTCCGTCATTTATTTATTTATTTGAATGTATCTATACCTAACCTATTAATCTAACCAAAGTAAAAATATTTCAACATTGAAACTTATGTTGTTGTATTTTGTATTTTTTTTTTTCATTTTGAATGGGTTTGGATGGTTTTGTGTGGTGGGTCATGTCATTTCATTTCATGTCACGTACATATGCGATAGTATTCACTCATAATCGAGGTCTTGCTTGGTCGAGTTATTTTGCAAATTTCACCCGGCCGTATTCCGATTGCCTGTGCAACCGGGTCATACCTTGAAATATTGGGCAACTGGTCAACATCTGTCACATTAAAACGTTTGAGAACATCTGCGGTTTGCGATTTAGAAACTACGTCATGGCGCGGAACGTACTGATGATTCAAAATATTGAACTGCAACTGGTCGAGTGTGAAAATGATAATGAAGTAGTTTGACTGCGACCACAGCTGGTTCAAAAGTTGCACGATGGTGTCATTTACCTGATGTTTAGTTACAATAATTAGCGTATCATTTGAATTTGGACTTGATGAAAGCACTTCATCTATGACGAACAAGTCATCTACCACATTATGCACAAGCGAAGCATTAACTCGCTGCGACGTAAAATATTTTACATAAACCTTACGTGGTTCGTTTTTATCAGTGGATGTGAGCAACATGTCCAACTGGTCGTTTTGTTTCATGGTGTGTACTTCGTGGGTGCCGATTCCCTCATAATCGGACGTGTTGAAGCCTTGACGTTTCAAAAGCTCCAACAAGTTTTGCCTTGACTTGTAAATTGCAATATTTGCACTTGTAGAATGGTCTTTATCTGGTTCACTGTTCATATTTTATTCAGTGTACAGTGTATTTATTCAGTAATTCTGCTTTATGTTGTGTTATGTATCCCGTATTCTATATTCTATACTATATATTTAATCATTTTATCAATTTTATAGTATAATATATTTAAATTATATTTAAATTCGCTCCCCACCGGGTTCGAACCGATGACCTTGTGGTTAACAGCCACACGCTCTACCTACTGAGCTAGGGAAGCAAAAAACACTTGATATTTAATGAGGAGACACCTACCTACCTCATCAATTATCCCTTTTATATTTTTTTTGGAATTTAAACGCATTTGTTTTTTTTTTGTTTTCGCTTTTCCTTTACCCTTCAAGTGTCCCATTCATCATTTACTGAACCATCTTTATTTATTTTTATATTCGTTAAAAATATAATATTTGTTACTAAAATTTAATAAACAAAGAATACAATTACAGTACAATACAATATAATACATTTTTATTTTTTTTTTAAATTTTATACCTTTATTATAAGATTAATATATGTCATCTGCTGAGAAAACAGGTGACAAAGCCGTAACAAATATGGATATTTCATCCATGCAATGGGAAGTAATTGACAAGTATTTTGCACATGATGAGCAAACCCTCGTAAAGCACCATATTTCATCCTACAACTGGTTCATGAAGGAGGGTATCCCCAAAATTTTAAGGGATGAAAACCCGATTTCCCTTGAGTTCAAGGACTCTGAAAGTGAACGTAGAAATGTTCAAGATGCGCCTATTTTATATAAGTGCAAACTTTATTTAGGCGGCAAAAACGGAACTTCCGTTTATTTCGGAAAACCAATTATTTACGACTATAACGATGAAGCGCCGCTGGAGGATGACGCCGAATTCAAACACTACATGTACCCCAATGAAGCACGACTTCGAAACATGACTTATGCCACCACTGTGCATGTCGATGTTGAAATAGAAATGACGTTCCCGAACCCGGAATTTGGTTCCGGAAAAGAAAACCAGCCCGAATTCATTACGCGAAAAGGCACTCGACCGCGCGTTTATTTGGGTAAAATTCCAATTATGGTACAGTCGGATTTTTGTATTTTAAAGGGACTTGAACCGCGCGCACGATACTACCTGGGCGAGTGCCGCAACGACCCTGGCGGCTACTTCATTATCGACGGCAAAGAAAAACTCATCATTTGCCAAGAAAAGTTCGCAGACAACCTTATCAACGTGCGCGTTTTAGGCGTGGAAGGTGAAACCAGCGGCCGTGTTTTTACGCACTCTGCCGATATTCGCACCGTTTCAGAAGACCCATCGAAACCCGTGCGCACCCTATCGGTTCGTGTTCAAGCCCCCACACCCACTCACAGCAACGGCAACATCGTGGTATTTCTTCCGAATGTGCGAAGTCCGGTACCGCTCTTTATTGTCATGCGCGCCTTGGGAATTGAAAGTGACAAATCCATTCTCGAACACTGTTTATACGACTTGGAAGCCAACGAATCCCTTTTGGATTTATTTGTTCCATCCGTGCACGACGCCGGTCGGGTTTTTACTCAGCAACAAGCGCTGTCCTTCATTGGAATGCTCACCAAATACGGTACCGACAAAAATGCGCCCGAAAAAACAATTGTTTGCGCGCATGAAATTTTGACCGACTACTTTTTACCGCAAGTAGGTGACATGAACTATAAACATAAGGCGTACGTGCTGGGTTATATTGTGAACAAACTGATTCGCGTCGTTGCAAAAATCGACTTGCCTACCGACAGAGACAGTTTTCTTCACAAACGCGTAGAAACGTCCGGCATGCTGCTGTACGACTTGTTTCGTGAGTACTACAAAAAACAGGTAAAGTCCATTCGGCAATCCATCGATAAAATGTATTACTACGAAGAAACAAACAAGTACCAGTACGAAGGATTTTTGAACATGATGAGCGAAGCCGCGTATAAAACACACTTCAGGGAGCTGGAACTTGAACGCGGAATTCTTAAAGCGTTCAAGGGCCGATGGGGGGACACTACCCAAACCAAGCGCGTCGGGCTGGTTCAAGACGTGAACCGGCTCTCCTACAACTCGTTCATTTCGCATTTGCGAAAAATTAATTTGGAAATTGGAAGCGAAACCCTGGTGAAACCGCGCATGCTTCATTCATCGCAATGGGGGATGATAGACCCGGTTGACGTACCGGATGGTGAAAACACGGGTTTGCATAAACACTTGTCACTTACTGCCCATGTTACGAGAGGCTGTTCGGCGCAGCCTATTCTCAAGTGGCTCCATGATTTTAACCTGGTTCAGTTTGTGGACGAGTGTTCGCCCATTCAACTGTTTCAGTTGACGAAAGTGCTTGTCAACGGCACATTATGGGCGCTAACCAAAATACCCGATGAACTTTTGCGAACGTTTCGGTTTTGCCGGCGACTGGCGCTCATTCCCGTATTTGTTAGCATCAGCTGGCGGTACTCTGTCAACGAAGTTCACATTTTTACCGATGCGGGTCGTCTGTGTCGTCCCTTGTTTTATAACGATGCGGGAGTGAAAGGAATCGATGTTGTTGATGAACCACACTTACCCGTTCCAAGTTACGCCCGAATTATGCAGGTTCCGATTTCTAAATGGAAAGAGTTGACGTGGGCTCACCTGGTTTCAGGAACGGCCGAAAAAACGATTCCCGAGTTCAACTACGAACACTACGACTTCTATCAAATGGATGAACTCTATGGAAACGGAACTGACGCTGAAAAAGAAACGGGGAAAAACGCCGATGAGAGTAGCGGGACCCAAAGTAAAGGGCTGTTTACCCGACTTCGGCGTAACCAAGCAATTGTGGAATACCTGGACCAGTCTGAAACGGAATCGTCGTTGATTCGTATTGAACTTCAGGACGTCATACATGGCAATGGTAAAAACAAACCGGGGCCAAACGCGGTAGATGAAGCTTCTGCATCCGCGACCGCATTTGACAAAGTTACCCACTTTGAAATCCACCCATCGCTTATTCTCGGCGTGATGGGAAATCAAATTGCGTTTGTGGAAAATAACCAGTTTCCAAGAGACGCGTTTGGGTGCGGCCAAGCCAAACAAACCGCTTCTGTGTATCACACCAACTTTTTTTCTCGCATCGATAAAATGAGTATGGTAATCAACAACGGCCAAATTCCGCTTGTAAAAAGTCGTCTGTTAGAGTACATCAACAACGAGGAACATCCCAACGGTGAAAATGCGATTGTTGCAATCGCGTGCTACAACGGGTACAACGTGGAAGACTCTATTTTGTTCAATGAAGCGTCTGTAAAACGTGGGCTGTTCAACATCACGTACTATAACATGTACGAAGACTGTGAAGAAAACGACCCAGAACCCGGGTCAAGTGCGAAAAGCTTTTTTTCTAGTTCGTTAAACTCCGCCGTCCGCGGAATTAACAGCGAGCACGATTACCGGCACTTGGACCCCGCCGGAATTGTCAAGGAAAACACGCCGCTCACCGAAAAAGTGGTGGTCATTGGAAAGCTGAAACGAGGAGCCGGTGCTGGTGCTGGCGCTGCAGATGACACCGATTACTACAGTGTTCCCGTGGTTGCGAAAAAGGGGCAGCTGGGCTACGTTGATAAAACGTACGTTACCGAGGGCATGAAGGGTACGCGAATTGCAAAAGTCCGCGTTCGCGAACATCGGTATCCCGCTATCGGTGACAAATTTTGTTCCCGGTGCGGACAAAAAGGCACCGTCGGTATTATTATCCCCGAACGTGACATGCCGTTTACCGCCGACGGCATTCGACCCGACCTTATTGTAAACCCGCACGCGTTTCCGTCGCGTTTAACGGTGGGTCAGCTCATTGAAACGTTGGTTGGAAAAGCCTGCGTTCTAACCGGCACATTCGGAGATTGCACCGCATTCCTGAAAACCGACCCTGAAACACGAGGACAAGTGTTCGGAAACATACTTTCGAAACACGGGTACCACTCCAGCGGTAACCAGGTGCTGTACAACGGCATGACGGGCGAACAAATCGAGTCCGACATTTTCATTGGACCCACGTACTACATGCGACTGAAACAAATGGTGAAAGACAAAATCAATTACCGCCGAACGGGACCAAACACGGCGCTCACACGCCAGCCGGTTCAAGGTCGTGCCAATGACGGTGGTCTTCGCGTGGGTGAAATGGAACGCGACTCGATTATTTCTCACGGAACGGCCCGCTTTTTACAAGAGTCAATGATGAAACGCGGCGACCAGTACTACCTGGCAATTTGTAACACCACTGGCATGATTGCCGTGTACAACGAATCACAGGACCTCTTTATGAGTCCCATCGCGGATGGACCTATAAAGTATGCTGGCAATATGACCGAACTGAAGTCGGCGCAAGTGGTAAACGTCACGCGACACGGTCGCTCATTCAGCGTGGTCCATATTCCGTATTCTCTCAAATTATTGATACAAGAGTTACAAGTCTTGAACGTTCAAATGCGCATAATTACAGACGCAAATATCGACAGCATTCAAAGCATGGCCGAATCCCATATTATTGAAAAACTGCTCAATCGGCCGGGCGCAGACTTGTCGACCGTTGCATTGGAAACCGCGCGAAACTTGGGACTGGGAGATGACAAGGTGTCACCCGGAATGGTGGCTCACTTGAAGTATGACCTGAACGATGCCGGTGACGCCGGTGACGCCAGTGACGCCGGTGAAAACCAGGATTATGAACATGCAGGTGACCTCGACGAACACGATGATGATGATGATGATGATGCATATGCCGCCATTGCAACCAGCCCGAACGTGCCTCGTACTGCCAACGCCAACGCAAATGCCAATTCCGGTAGAAGGAAGAAAGGAAAAGGGGAAGGAAAGGGCAAAGGAACGAAAGGAACGGGCGACGACTTTCCTGAAACGGTTGGACTTGCCGGTGCGGAAGGACTGCGCGTGGTTGAAGAGCACGGTTGGGTGTTACTTCCAGAACTGGGTGATAAGTACGGCGAAACGTTTGCATCGATTGTAACCAATGAGTCGGGCAAACCAACGGAGTACTGGCATACAACCGACCACCGTGGCAAGTACCCAGATAGGTATCCAAACGGATGGACTCCTAGCGGACCCAAAAACAAGTGGGGTTCAACGCGACCCATTGAAACGGCAGACAAAGTAGCCGCGCTGAAACTATTTCCTGAACCCAGCAAAGACAACTTGAAACTGGCGCATGAATACTTGCTTCAATTCAAGAGCGATAAATATCCTCGCATACCGTTCTTATTCAAGTCTCCAAGTTCAGCTTCAGTTTCTGATAAAGCAGGTCAAATGGACGAGACAAGTTCTTCCATGGTTCCGGGGTCCAGCGACGAGCTATTTGAAGGCAATTCTGTGGCTGTGCTACACTCTCAATTAATCAACGTTGGAAAACAAATTTCGGCGATTGAATTAAAGGTTCAAGTGATTGACCAACGCAGCATGAAAGAAGATGGCGTTAAAGATTATTCGAAAGAAGACATACAAGAACTTGAACGCCTGGTTCGCCAGTTGGTCAAACTTCAAGCCGATAAAGAACACCTCACCAAACAACTTGCCGATGAACAACTGGTTAAGTCGATTACAAACAACATTGTGTCTAGTCCGAGTCAAATTTCCGACCCGTCATCCGCAGCAGCATCACCGTCCTGGATTGGGTCTCCACAAATGTATTCTCCACCATATACATCCATGTTTTCGCCACAATCGCCGTACCAACAAATGCCAACACAGATGCCAGTGCAAATGGTGCCAATGCCAGTGCAAATGGTGCCAATGCCAGTGCAAGGACAAGCGCAAGGAACGCCAGTCCAAGAGACCGCGTCTCCTGTCACACCGTCATCAAATGCAAGTGACTCAACTACAAAAAAAATAGTTTTGAACTAAACATAAAACTCATTACAAATTACAATAATAAATTGATTTGTTATTGCAATTCATATACTACATGATACCAGTGAATCGAATCGAATATTACGTACGTGAAAATGTTTTCAAAACTGAGATGCGGCTTTCATCCCCACGGAACAGTGAGCTCGAAATATGAATGTGATGGGGTACGATATGAAGCTGCCAGACTTTCCGCTTCTATCGCACGTCAGCTCAAAATCAATGACGACTACCGACTTCAGACTGAAGAAACAAACAAAATACTTGGTTTGCACACAATGAACAAGACCAAACTCACCGCCTTTGCAGAAATTATTCTTACAGAAACGCTATACTACAATCAACTCAGCGAAATTGGCTGTTTCCTGGCATCGGCGTACAACGACGATGATTCTCAAACCAAGGAAAATAATGAACCGATTGGACAGCTTTCAGCCAATATGTTAATTGCAAGTGGTCGCGTTCGCCAAAAGCTTATTCAACTCACGGAACTCTTGGGTGCTTCTTACGACCTCCTCGCACCAGCCAGTTATGCTTCTGTCCCCGAGACAACCCGAAGTATCTACGGTCTTTTACTCAATGAAATTCATATCAAGCTTGGCGGAAATACGTATGATACGGACAACGATGAACCATTGGTTACACTTCGTCGTGAGGTTCTTTCAACGTTGTGTGAAATTTCTGAATCCGCATGGGGAATTATCAACTTGTGCGGAATGATGAACGCGTTTCGATACTCTCCGAATGTCGGAACGTCGCCACTATTTGATACCGTGAAACTGCTTCCATCTGACAGCGTGTTTGGAAACAATGGCTGGAGACCGGTTCTTAAAGCGGCTGTACTGCATGTGCATTTGCCAACGGCAGAAACGGCAAAAACGGCAACCCCATACGCTCCGGAAAACATAGAACAAAAAGAAGAAGAAGAAGAAGAAGAAGAAGAAGAAGAAGAAGTACCTTCATATGACTAACAATCTATCAGGTGAGTCAGGTGGTGACTCAGGTAATTAATATCAGGTATGTTTTTTTTAATTTTTTTAGGGTCTTCATGAATTAGCTGGTTCCGACTCAGAACTAGAGGCGGACGGTGATGGCGATTTAAAGAAATTTCCAATTGATTTGCTGATATTTCCGAAGGCTTCAGTATAACTTGAAACATCTCCATAAATCACAACTACAATCATAACAATTACTGCAACAATGCTCCAAATAATGTATTTATATGTTTCACTTATGACTTGTAAGTGAGTGTCTTCTTCCACGCCGTCAATAATTTCTTGGGTCTTGATTATTTTTTTAATACCGGTATTCACTTTATCATATACATCAATCCGTTCATTTACTTGCATTTCAGGGTCGTCTTGTATGGCATTGTATTGGGTCATCACTTTAATCGCCTGTGATATTTTATTTCCGATAGCAGTTTTCCAGTTCTCTAAAATCCCGTTTTCAATGTCGGCAAGTCGTTTCGTAGGGTCTTCCACCAGTTCGTCCACACCACAAAGTGTCCTTGAAGTAACTTTGGGATGCGTTTTATCTATCGGATAATGGTCAAATAGCGTGTTGTCAATTGCAACGACTTGCATGTTTTGCGGCTTCATGCACGACTTTGAAACGCCCCGCGGACGTTGAAGTCGTTTATACAGTTCTTTACCCGTTACGTCTTTCACCCGATTTGCATTTGGAAACATCTCTCTATTTTTCAAATAGCATTTATCGGGTTCGTTCATATCCACTACAAACCCACCACATTGAGGATTCGCGTTGCATTGGTCCACGCAATACGCAAGTTCCATAGCCTCATTGTTGACCGTTTTAAGGTCGTTCCCGGGATTGTCGTAGTTGGTTTCAATTCCACCAAGGTCTTTTTCTGAGATTTTTGTGTACTCTGTACCCAGTTCCAAATTATTAGGCTGAAATATGCGCCGATTACCATCAATCGAAATATTGGCAACTTTACCCCGATTCAAAATGCTGACGCCATTTAAGTCATACATTGCAGCGGAAACAACTTCGCCAGCGTCGTTAAGACCTTCCATTACAGAAAGCTGTTCGGTCACGCCGGTTCCATCCGTTTTTCTAACAGTGACTGACTTTGGACCAGACCGTAATTTAACTGTGAACATTTTAAATTTTCCATCTTTAGAGTCCAGCGCAAAAAAACAGTTTCCGCTACTGGAGCAAATGTACTCACCCGCTCCAAGCGTGAAGTTGGGATACATGTACTGTACATACTTTTTTTTTAATCCCATGCGTATTGGTAACTCGTCATTTAAAATCATCGCATTAATTTGTTTAATTAAATTCAAAGGTTGCCCTTGATTTACCGACTCGTTGGTTTTTCTTGTGTCATCTCTACTAAAAAAAGACTTTATAACTCCACCCGCACCATTCGTAAAAAGAATTCTTCCATCGTTTGTCACTTCAAATCGAAAGTCGTTGCATTCATCATAAAATTGTGAACAATCAAATGTTGCCGTGCCAGTCGATAAAAAATTAGGGGTGTTTATAGATAAATTTTGACCGCTAGCTAATCCGGTTCCACATGTGTAATTCGCTGACAATGTTTTACTGCAACCTGATGCCGGGTCCCATGACCCAGGGCTATAATTAAAAACTCGGGTTTTGAGTCCACCTTGTAAATAAGAACTAGCATCGGTGCTTGCATCTTTCCAAGGGTAATATATCTTATCCATAGCACCATAGGTGTCGGTTAATGTGTCATACGGGTTTGAATTCGTAAACCAATTCAATTTAGGCTTAGGCGCCCAATTAGACAAAGAAACAGCAGTGGATGCCGGCTTAGAACCACCAGTACCCATACTTTTTTATACTTTACTTTAATTAATTTAATATTTTGACTTTTCCTTTTCTTATTTGA